CTAGATTTTATTCCCAACAATGCTAAGAACTTCTCTATTAAATTTAGAATAAACTTCTGTAATTCCCCTTTTCCTCTCTGTATAGAGTAGATGAGAAGCAACATTGGGTTCGTCTAATTTAAATGATCCCTTAATTTTGTCTAAAAGTAAATCAACCACTTCTTCTGCCGTACTCATATCTTCATTTTCTAAATGGTTACGGCCAATTATTTTTAATTTATTATTTCTATATTCAGTTGAAGTACCAGATATAACACGAGAGAAGAATTTTATCATATTGAGTATTTCTGATTTCGAAAGTCCTCCTGTAACTTCTTCCGACTTAAAAATAAATGACATAGTTTTTGTTGCATTCAATTCTCGTGCTAATGCACCAAATTGACGTATTGATCCATTTTGTGCAGAGTCTTTTATTATTTGTATAGGATTAGCTATTTTACATTCAACTGAATCTATAAGAATCATTCTATCGACTCTTTTGTATGCTTCAGATTTCAGAATAGGAAGCAATGATATATTAAATTCTGTTAGTCCATTCTTTAGTGCATGTGATGTGAAATATTCGCAAATACGTCCTTCGTTTACACCGATCCTGTTTGTTTCAATATACAATGCGCCTGTGTGAGGATCATATAATATTGTGTTTGGATATGCTAATCCTTGTCCATCGTCTAATGGAATAGCTGTGTAGTCATCTCCACCAGGAGTATGTGCTGGTGGAATTCCTTTTTTTTGCGTAGTAACAAATAGACCAGTAATAGTTCCATTGGGATTTTTTTCAACAAATTTTAATTCGGTTGTTTTCAGTGAATCCAACTCTATTGCTGAATAAAAATTTGGATTTAATAATATTTTGGAAAATTCATCAATTCCAGCTGATTCAACCTTAAAAACAGTTACATTTTTCTTTGCCATATTCTTATTTTTTGTGATTACTATATTAGAAATAGTGTCTTAATTTTCAATTAAATCCATTTTTATCGGGCAGTGGCAGAGGTCACATTGTCGGCATCTGGCGAAGAAGCTTTCTTTGTAGAAGCATTCTTCACATGGTCTAAACCCTTAGGATGAAATTCAGATATTTCTGGGTGTTGTTGTTCTACTTGAGCCTTGAGGCGACCAATCTCTTCAGACATTGATAGCATTTTAGCGTTTAGTTCTTCAATTTTAGCTTCTTTCTCCTTATACATCTTATATATAATAGCTTCTTCGGCTGGAGAAATTGGCGTAGTAATTAGCGTACTACTCCGTTTGTTTCTTTCGGATGTTTTGTTATCTCGAAGCATGGGACCATTACCCGTGAGAAGCCAATCAGGATTTAAGGTTGGATATCCACTAAATATTTTTAGTAGTTTATCCACGCCGAAATTTTTTTCGTGTGTCAGCATCTGGGTTACCTGAGCGCTAGAGCATCCAATAACTCTACCAAATTCATTATTACTAATTCCCAGTGAATCAACATATTCTTTTAATCTGCTAAAAATAGTATTCATTATTGCTAAAAATATTTAGTAATTTCTTTTGCTGCTAATTATATTTAGTATACATTTGCAAAGTCTTCCAATGGGAGACGCTTCAAAGATAGGAAATAACAATTAATAATAATGTTAGTATGGAAGAAAAAAAAGAAGTGATTGAAATCAGTTTGGAACTCCAAAGAGAGATTGCCAAAGTGTTCAAAGTGACTGAAAGAACAGTGCAAAGTGCAATGCGCTTTGAAACTAAGAGTCCTACCGCTCGAATATTGCGTGCTTACGCCTTGAATCATGGAGCGGAGCAATATGAAGTGACCACTATCAAAAAGAAGGTGGAGAATCCATACAAGGAAACAATAACTTTTTGAAGGAGTATAAACCATTTAATTATTTCAGTTATGAAAATCACATTAACATCCTTTGAAAGATCAATGATAGTAGATAATAATACCAGCAGCATGATTTCTGCTGCCGGTATTATTGAAAAGTGTCAGGACACACTTGAGAAAGTTAATTGCGCAGAATCTACCTCGGAAGAAGAAGGGGTTGAAATTCAGTATGTATCTTACCGATATGCGGAAAAAGTACTTTCATCTCGTCCGCTAATTTGTGAAGAGTCTTTTCTATCTCCAAGTAGTTTACTTGCTTATCTTTTGGCGCACCGATTAAGAATGTCAGTTCCTCAGGAACTCCAAATGCAGGGGTTGACCATGAAGACTCAGGATAATAGATGTCACTTTTGTATCTCAGGTTCATTTTCCTTAGACGATGCGCAAACTCTGATCTCACACTTGAAATAGTGTTGTCGTCAGTTGATGGGAAGGTGATTCTCATAAAGTGATTCATGATAAAATTAATTTTAAGTTTGGTAGCTACAAATGTAGCGAAACTATCCCGGTTCGGGATGAATAGGGATAGATATTTTGAGTAATAATTTTAATAAGCAATGATATGAAAGCAATTAGATGGATTCAGAATGTAGCCGCTGTTATAGCTATAGCAATGGCTGTCAGTTTAGCCGATGGTATAGGTATAACTTTTAAAGAAGCTTGTACGGCAGGAATGCTGGTGGTATTGGCGGTGGTGATGTTGTTGGGACGGGCTTTGGAGGAAGAAAGGAGGGCTGAGTGATGTTTCGCGCCCTCCGTATATTGTATCGGCTGTATAAACTTCGCTGGCTGATAGAAGAATCTAAATTGGTGAGATATGAACGTGTTCATATTTCGGACAAGAAAGCTTTTTATTCTGTCTACTGCCGATACTTATTTACCGAGAACGGTGTTTATCCCTTGTATGATAGTAGCAGCCGAATTGGCGAGTTCAAGGATTGGTTTTATTCGTTCAGTGAAAGATGGTGGGAGTTCCGACGCAAGCTTGTCCGCTTCGTGGCATATCTTTGTAAGATTAGCTTCAAGGAAAAGTTCCTGAGCACGAAACCCACCCCGTTCGAAGAAAGAATTAAGTCCTGAGTTAGCTTTGAAATGCACTTCTTCCCCATAAGGTTCCGGTTTGGATATATATCCCATTTGGGCAAGCTCTCTAAGAACATGCATCGTTTCCGGGTATGGTATATCAAATGGTTTAGGAGCATCGTATCTCATATGACAAGCAGGGTAACGTTCAGCATCAATAGCGGCAGCTAAAACGGCATCTTTTTTATCGACAGTGATATTCATGATTATATAATTTATTGGTTTGGATAGCTACAAAGGTAGCAGACTATTCCGGTTCGTGAGGAATAGGAATAGTGTTTTTCTCACATGCAAGATAAGAACTCTTATGAGTGGCTTACGGGTTCGGGTCAGTGCCGGACGCTTGTGCAAATTTAAAATGTTTGATTATGGAAATGTTTGGTAATATACGGTGCGTGACTTTCGCTGAGCTGGTGACTCAGGGGGGAATCCTGAGTGAGCCGAACTATAAAAAGAAAGTTCGTGAAGGGAAGATTCGTGTACTCCGTCCGGGGAAAGGGAAAGGTTCTTGTGCTCTCATTGACTATGTTTCCCTTTACAAACCCATCAAGGAGGCTTATGACGCCAAGTACCCGGATGCAGAACAGCAACTGAAAGAACAAATCAAAGAAGAAACCATGAGTGATACACTAAGAACTGATAGCAAAGCTATTGAATTTTACCGTGATAAATTTACATTATCCGATGGTAGCAGCCTGACAGATGTGAAACAGACAGAATATGTACTGAACGCACAAGTAATGAATGAAATGATTTGTGTGGAGAATGAAATGAAATCGCTGCACAGGAAGAGTGGTTATTCACACTCCAGGGAAATTTGGGAGGCTGTAATGGGTACTTGTGAGAAACTTCGTTCGCTGTATCAACATACGCTTCCCGCTAATGCTGCTCGTCTGCGTGAAAAGTACAATGCTTATAAGAAGTATGGGTATGAGGTATTGATCAGTGCCAAGAATGGTAACCAGAACACTCGTAAGATCGGACCGTTGGAAGGACGCTTGTTGCTAAAACTAAAACGTAGTAAGTTTCCTATTTATAACGACTCTCAGATATTTGAGGAGTACAATCACCAGGCGATAGAACGTGGACTGAAACCAATCAAGTCCATGACCACTCTTCGCAATTATCTGTATGATCCTGCCGTGATGCCACTTTGGTTTGCTGCCGTATATGGAATGCAGAAGTGGAAATCGAAATACTCTTCTTTATTGAAGACACAACTTCCGCAGATGCGTGACGCTCTTTGGTATTCCGATGGTACTAAGCTGAACCTGTACTATAAAAATGCGGATAATAAAATGTGTACCACTTCTGTTTACGAAGTTCTTGACGCTTATAGTGAGACGTTAATAGGCTACGATATCGCTCCGAAAGAAACTTTTGACAGTCAGTACCGGGCTTTCCGGCAGGCAGTAGAATTCGCTGGTGTTCGTCCCTATGAAATTGTAAACGACAATCAGGGTGGACATAATAAGCTGGCGGCGCGAGGATTTTTCGACAAGATTGCTATCCTTCATAAACCTACCATGCCATACAACGGTCAGAGCAAAACAATAGAAAGCGTCTTCGGCCGGTTCCAGCAGCAGATACTTCATAAAATATGGTATTTCACCGGGCAGAACGTGACAGCTGTAAAGATGAACAGCAAGCCCAATCTTGAATTCATAGAAAAGAACGCTTACGCTCTTCCTACTCTGGAAGAAGTGAAAGAAATCTACCGTCAATGCCGTGAGGAATGGAACAATGCCGCTCATCCGGCTACCGGTATCGCTCGGATTGACATGTACCGCATGAGCGAGAATCCGGAAACATCACCCGTGCAGCCGGTTGAACTGATTCAGATGTTCTGGCTCACAAGCGCCAAAGAGGTGACCTACACCAATGCCGGGCTGAAAATAGAGATTGACAAGCAGAAATATGAGTACGAAGTCTATGGCGAAGACGGACTTCGTAATGAACAGTGGGCACTTCGTAACACAGGACGCAAGTTCCGTGTGATGTATGATCCGATGGATATGACCCGTATTGAACTTTGGGAACCGACCGCTTCCGGATTGAAATACAGCATAAGCGCAACTCCGCGGACCGTCATTAACCGTGACACACAGACTCGAACCGCTGATCAGACTTCCTTCATGCGTCGAACTGTCGACCAAAATAAGGAGACAATGGCGCTGATCCAACTCAGCACAGAAGATTTCGATCTGGACGAATCCATCGCAGCCGAACTCTTTAACCTCTCTACTCCGCAACCGAAGAATGTGAGCGAAAAGAAAATGAAGGAAGTGCGTGAGAAATATGAAGCCGGAACGCTACAGTCCCCCATATCCCTGCCGGAAAAACTGGCGATTGAGGAAGAGGATGACGGCACGGAACTGGCATATTCCACTACCGGAGAATATACCAAAGTGACTTCCAATCTCACATTTGATGATATCGACTGTCTTGAACGCTATTAGAATGACGAAAAATAACTGTTTAAACAATATACGAAACAATGAAAGAATTAAGCCTTGAGCATAAGAATGCTATCCGTGACGCACTGAATGCCTACTGTGACAACTACCTGTCCCGTAACCGTGCGGCTGAAAGCCTGAACGGTGTGAGTGCCGCCACTGTATCTACCATAGTGAACAGTAAATATGCCAATATCTCTGACGATATGTTTATTCGCATCGCCACGCAGATCGGATTCAGTTTCGATTGTTGGGAGATTCACGAAAGTGTGGCCTTCAAAGAAATATCCTTTATGATGACTGATGCGCAGATGTATAAGAACGTCACGTGGATTGTAGGTGATGCCGGGTGTGGAAAAACTACCGCTGCTATCGACTATCGCAAGAAGCACCGGAACGTCTTTTATATCCTCTGTTCCGAAGACATGAAGAAAAGCGACTTCGTACGTGAGATATCCAAGCAGGTGGGTGCTCCTACTGATGGGACCAACCTTCGGGACATGCTGGAGTATGCCATTTCGATGATCGCCTTTTTGGGAAATCCGCTTATTATTTTCGACGAGGGCGACAAACTGACGGATAGCGTATTCAATTACTTCATTTCCATTTATAATCGTCTGGAAGGTCATGCGGGAATCATTTTCCTTTCTACCAACTATATCAAACGTCGCCTGGAGAATGGGCTCCGTTATAATAAGAAGGGCTATAAGGAAATATACAGCCGTATTGGCCGTCGTTTCTTCGAGGTAAAAAGCACGACCCAAAACGATATTCACGCCATCTGCCAGGTTAACGGGCTGACGGACGAAGCGGAAATAAAGAAAGTATTGAAAGACGCAGAGGCTAGCGAGAACGACTTGCGACGGGTGAAACGCTGTGTACATAGCCGCAAACGTATCATGGATGCACGTGCCAGGAAAGGAGAAGCGGAATAATGGGAAGAGCCAAATCGGTGAGCGAGTTATTGGCTACGAAGATTGAGACTTTCCCTTTTCGGGATGAATGGTATGACGCTTTCGGTGAGCCTGAACGGAAAGGTATCTGGATAGTCTGGGGAAACTCAGGAAATGGAAAGACCACTTTTGTAGTGCAGCTTTGCAAATACTTGTGTCAGTTTGAACGGGTAATTTATGACAGTCTTGAAGAGGGAGCCAGCCTGACAATGAAAAATACACTGTTACGATGCGGAATGCTGGAAGTGAACCGTCGGTTTCTTCTTCTAGACAATGAGCCGATGAAAGATTTGAGTGAACGACTGTTGCGACGAAAATCTCCGGGAATTGTGGTGATTGACAGTTTCCAGTATACGCAGATGACGTATAAGCAGTATATCACCTTCAAGGAAAAGCATAAAGACAAGCTGATTATTTTCGTAAGCCATGCGGATGGAAAGCTTCCTTCCGGGCGTAGTGCCCGTAGCGTGATGTACGATGCTTCCCAGAAAGTTTACGTAGAAGGATACAGGGCTTTCAGCAAGGGGCGGTTCAACGGACCGAAAATGCAGATTGACGTATGGTCGGAAGAAGCTGAAAAATACTGGGGAGATAAATATCAACGATAATAAAAGTTAGAGTTATGAGAACAACAAAAGATAAAGCAATCAGTCCGCAACAGATGAAGGCTTTGCACGCTACTTTTCATCGAATTGGTATGGACGATGATGCTCGTCACGACTGCATTTCTTCTTTTACGGACGGGAGAACGCAGAGCAGCAAAGAGCTTTCTTTCGATGAAGCTCGCAGATTATTAGCATCACTCAACGAGGATCAGGCTGAAAAAGCACGTGAGGAAGCGAAGAAGTTGGTAAAGGCTATTTTCTGTTTGTCTTTTCAGATTTCCTTTCTAAATAAGGGATACACAAATGATACACAGGAAGAATTTCAAATGAATATCGCTAAGCTGAATGTCTTTGCCCGCAGCAAAAGTGCCTCACGAAAGAATGTGTCTGAGATGTATCCGTCTGAGTTAAAAGCATTCAAAAAACAACTGGAAGCCATCGCATATAACGAAAACAATAAATCTAAAAACAAAAGATCATGAGAAAGAATCAGGAAATAAATAAGGCGGTTGCCATTCTTCGTAAGAAGGGTGATCTCATTAGCCTGGAACAGGCCTCGGTTCTCAGTGACAGACTGAATGAACGAAGTGTCTTCGATAAGTATGTAGCAGGTGTGGCAGAAGCAGACCGTAGTGAAGGTATTTATTATGCTTGTCGTGACGCAGCACGATTCTTGAAAGGAGAATTGACGCTGGACGAACTAATTCCGGATCATGAACAGGAAGATGATATTGAACCGGTAGAAGAGATGATCACTATAACCGCTTCAGAATTTAGGGAGTTGTTGAGACGTGTGGAACGTCTGGAACGCCGTGCAGGATTACAGAAAAAAATATCTGCAACCAAGCGGAAAAGAGTTGAAGACATCTCTACTGATGATTTGATTTCGCAGATAGATGCCTGCAAATATATCGGATGCAGCAAGACTACTATCAAACGTTGGGCGGACAACGGATTTATAACGGGATATCAGAAGGGACTGAATGTTTATTACAGCAAGCGTGAACTGAATCGTAGTGCTGTAGTAAAAGAACATAGGCTAAACAGAAAGGAGGCGGAACATGAATAATGAATCCGACTACTGCATGTCCTACCGCATGTCGGAGGCACAGCGACTTGAATTACAAATCAGAAGGGATGAAGAACGATGGAGCACCATCTTTGATACTCTGATGGAACGTGACTTGATAGAACATTCAAGAGAGTCAGACAAGCTGCTGGAGGATTGGAATAATCTGAACACCCGTATCGAAATGAACCGTACCCGTCTTGCCCTATTGAAATCCTCCTCAGAACTGACGGAAGAAGAAAAGAAACGTCGTCCCGGACCGGGAGGCAGCGAAAGATTTAATATAAAGTACTGAATCAACATAGTATAAACGATCAAAAAACAAGTTTTATGGCAAAGACAAGAGTTAAAAAAGTAGTTAGTGATCTCCGGCATCACATCGGAGCAGGCGGAAATCGCCTTCAGTGAATTTGCAACGGCGGATGCCAAAGTGCAGAACATTCAGAGTAAAATGGATATGGAGATCACCCGTATTCGTGACAAATATGCGGATATATTAGCAGAACAACAGGCTATCCGGGAAAAGAACTTCGAGATCATGCAGACATTCGCTACGGAACATCGTGAAGAGTTGTTCTCCAAACGTAAAAGTTACGAAAGTGCTCATGGGACATTCGGTTTCCGTACAGGAACTCCGAAACTTAAGAATGTCAAAGGCTTTACCTGGGCATCTGTCACCAATCTGGTGAAGGAATTTCTTCCCGGTTATATCCGGGTGAGCGAGGAACTGGCAAAGGATCGTCTTCTTGCTGATCGTGATAAGGAGGAAGTTGCTGGGCAATTATCTAAATGTGGCATGGTTGTAGTACAAGATGAATCATTCTATGTGGAACCCAAGAAGGAAAACGAACAGCCGGCCTGAATACTCGTATGCTCCCATATATAGTCGCTGGGCAGTTTACCGATGGACTGAATCCGGGAATATCAGTACAGGTGATAAGGTGGCGGAATTTCCCACCCGTGAAGAAGCCCGGGAGGAATGTTATCGTCTGAACGGATGGAAATACGAGAAAACTGAAAGATCATGAAATTCATCTATAAGAGTAATCTCCGGCACGAACATATGCCGGAATGGCTCAAATACATCACGGACATCACATTGGAAGAGATCAATGAATTTTTCCCCAACGGTTCCGCTTTCGAATTTGACTATCTGAAATGGGCGATAGATGATGATCTGAAATCTCTTCCTGTAAAGAGTGAAGTATCAACGGAATTGGTAACGGAAGAAGAACAAAGAGTAATTTTCATCAAGCGATCCGGACGAATACTGGTCTCAATCTATTTTAAATAACAATTAATCAACAATTAAACAACTTACAATTATGGCAATGCACACATGGTTTGAATGTCGTATCCGTTACGAAAAGGTAATGGAGAACGGAATGCAGAAGAAAGTAACGGAACCTTATTTGGTAGATGCTCTCAGCTTTACAGAAGCGGAAGCACGAATTATCGAAGAGATGACTCCATTCATATCCGGAGAATTCACCGTATCGGATATCAAGCGGGTAAATTACAGTGAACTGTTTCCAAGTGATGATGAAGCTGACGATATTTGGTTCAAATGCAAATTAAGCTTTATCACATTAGATGAAAAGAGCGGAGCAGAGAAACGTACCTTTACTAATGTATTAGTACAGGCTTCTGATTTGGGGCGTGCAAAGAAGAATCTCGATGCGGGAATGAAAGGCACGATGGCGGAATACCAAGTTTCATCGGTGACGGAGACGGCTATCATGGATGTCTATCCTTATACTGCACCGGAAGAAGAGTCTGAGTTCAAGGATGAAAAAGCGAACTAAAGAAATGATACTTGTGCCACCGTTGGCATCCGCTTTGGTAGCACAAGTTTATGAGAGCAAACTTCCGATTTCGCTCATCATCCATCGGAAAGAACACACGGGAATGATTCCTGTAACGGCGGAATATGAAGTTGGATATAATGATGCGTTTGATCAACTGCTGACAGATGTCGCACGAAAATTGAAGGTTTTATGAGCAAGAAACAACAAACCTTATTGATTACTCCACCTTTATTATCAAAGGAACATCCTAATGAAATGGAGACATTTACTGGATTCGAGTGCAGTAAATGTTACGGTAACGGTTGGATTATTGCATTGGGAGAACGTAACGAAACAGTGATAAATACGTGCCCTATCTGTGGAGGTAGTGGAAGATTAAAAGCGGTGGTAACCACAAAGTGGATACCGGATAAGAAAGAAGAATAACCAATGACATAAAAATGAATAACCAAAGCAGTATTAGCAGTATCACATTTGGTCCGTGAGGCAAAGCCAAGAAAGGACTATATCAATCACTTCCGGCAATCGAAGCCTCTTGAAGGTATTTATCTTTCAGACTTTATCCGGGAAACAGTTGAAAAGAAATCACAGCGCAAGCCGTCAAACTCACTAGCTGTTTACAGTGCCCTGATAGGACATATAAACAGTTTCTCCGCAGAATACGATTGTGACATATTCACCAATTCCGTCACAGAAGAGTTCATTGAAGATTTTATCATTTACCTTGAGAATGTTGGTTTACGGCATAACACGATTGTAGGTTACATTATGAAATTACAATCTATGGTTCGCAAGGCTTCACAGTACAATTATGCCGTCGACCCTACTTATAATCAAATAGACTTGCATTTGGAAGATACTTTTGCAGTCTTCTTGAGCATGAATGAGATTACGCGCATCTATTATTATAAGTTTAGGAAGCAGGATAGCAGAAGGGCGAAGGAGAAGATACGTGATCTGTTCGTTGTTGGTTGCTTGACAGCATTGCGTTATTCGGACTATTCAACGCTGACGCAGGACAACTTCCAGAACGATTTTATCGTGAAGCGTACAAAAAAGACCAATGTCACTGTAAAGGTTCCAATGCATGATTATGTTCGCGAGATTATAGCCAAGTATGGTGGTAATATCCCTAATGGACTTTGCATTCAGTACTTTAACAAATATCTTAAACTGATCATGCACGAAATCGGATTGACAGATAAGATTACCTACTCATACACAGTAGGTGGTAAAATAAAGACAGTGACAAAAGAGAAGTGGGAACTAATCTGTAGTCACACCGCACGTCGTTCAGCCGCGACAAACCTTTATTTGACAGGAAGAATGAAGACGCTAGAGATAATGCGACTTACAGGGCATAAGACAGAACAGAACTTCTTCAGGTACATTCGCTTGACGAGTGATGATACAGCAAGATCGATAAGCGGAGATATGTTTTTTAGAAAGTAATAACCGGACGTTTGCCTGTCATCAGGCAAACGTTCAAATACATCTCAAATTAGGAAATGAATATCGCCCTTAATATAGGGGTTGAAAATTTATACACAATGATAAAGTTAAGTTTAAGAAAATAATGATATGAGCATAAAGATTGATAAGAGTGCGTATGAGAAACTAATCAAAGAGGATTTAGACTTTCTCAATAAACATTGTCCGAATAGTTTAGAATTAGACCATATTAAGTTAATTGTTTGTAGTTCTATTGATTGGCATTATCCGGAAAAGACTAAAAGTATGTGTCTTAAAGATAAAACAAAGGAATGCAACTTGTGCCACGAATGCGATGTATATGTTCTTAATCCGAGTTATTAATGACGTAAAACAGAATAAATATGAAACAATCAATTATAGAAGCAGCGCATGAGTACGCTACAGAAAAAACGAAGTTCAGAAAAGACGTCCTAAAAGAAGTTGATGCGGATAACTACGTTTCCCGCCATGCTGACAGTATGGAAGATTTTCAGTGTGGATATAGCTATTGTAAGGAACAATCTCCTTGGATAAGTGTAAAAGATAAGTTGCCAGAACCAGAGCAAGAAGTTTTTCTTTATGATAGAGATTCTGTTAAGCATTATGCAATAGGGTGGCTTCGAAAGAAAAAAGGATATTGCAAAAGTAAATGGTTTGTAACAAATGGTTATGTCACCGATGAAAGTATTACCCACTGGATGCCAATACCGAAGTTTAACGTATAACAAGAAAGAAACGAATGAAACGAAAGATTCTATTAGCGTTGCTTTACCTCTCCATAGGTAGCGGAGCTTTCTTCTTTGGAGTGCACAACCAGAAGAGAGCTTATTCAAGGGGTTGCAAAGATGCATTAAACTTTGTAATATCCGAATTAGAAAACTATAGTGATTCATTAAAAAAATCAAGAGATAACATGAATAAGATAAAAATAGAAATTACTCCTAATGGCTGGGAGAGTACCGTAATCATAGACGGTAAAGAGTATAAAGAGAAGCATGTTGCAACAGCATTTGGTTCTGAAAGTATCGAAGGTAATTTTGAAAGTGAAGACGATATACCGGAGGAAGTATATGACGCTTTAAATTCATCTTTCCCTTTCGAGTGTATGCGGGCATTATATTCCATTGAGGATTAACGTATAACTGAGATTAATGGAAACAGAAGTAGTCAGATAAAAGAAAGCCGCTGCAAGATGGATGTAGCGGCTTTCTTTTTCTTTAATGCAATATGTTTTGCGCAGATTTAGTTGTACCCAAATGTTATTATCATTATTTTTGTATCAGGTAATCAATCAGTATTTCGGGATATGAAGAAGAATCGGACAAAAATCATAGGACGGAGCTATGCTCATAAGGTTAGCGAGATACTCCGCATTTACGATGAACATGCACGGAGTGGCTTGAGCAACCGTGAAATCCTTCGTAGATATATCTGGCCTCTTTATCCTATCTGCGAAAAAACTTTCTATAATATCATCAACGCCAGTGCTGATCCACGCATTATCCGTCAACAGGATGAGCTGAAACGTCAGCTTTCGTTGTTCTGAATCTCATCCGCTACCGTAGTAATATATTCCGTTTCATAAACTTTAACACCTCCCGGTAATGAAAACTGGCGGCTGGTCCGA